CGAGCCCGACCTTCTTGATCCGGCGTACCCGCTTGCCGTCGACCGTGTCCGGTTCGGCCTGCACCTCGTGCAGGCTGTACGACCACTCTTGGATCCCGGCCGCCGACAACGCCTTCACGGTCTCGAACGTGTCGCGGCCGTGCGTGGTGTTCATCAGGAACTGGCCGCGCATCACCGCCACATCGCCCTGCTCGTGGATCGTGCCGTGACCGACCGGCAGTTCGCCGTCCCACGACTTGTGGCCGTAGGCGGAGATCACCACCGCAGCACCCTCGGTGAACGCTCCACGGTCGGTGATGTCGCCGTCTTTGTCGACCACATCGAAACGCGAGAACACGGCCTCCACCAGGCCCTGCGACTCGTCCTTGATCACCACATCGGTGAACGTCTTCTTCATGGCTGCCCTCCTTCACCTGGGCGTTGCAGCTGCACCGAGTACAGCCCCGAGTGCTGACCGATCAGCCTCGACAGATCCCCCGCTTCGACCGCAGCGACCACCGCATCCGGGCTGTAACCGGCGTCGACCAACGCCTTGATGGTCTGCGCGTTCTGCGACATCGTCGACGCCAGATCCTTCGCGTCCTCAGCGAGGAACGGGATGTCACGGTCGTCGTACCAGAGCCGAGCGCCACCACCCGGCGAGGTCACCAACTTCGCCAACGACGCCGCAGCGTTGCGCCACAGCGGCCGCAACGTCATGTCGGCGAACTGCCGTTTCGCTGCCTGATAGTTCCCGGCGTTCAGCGACGACCCCGCCAGGCCTTCGGAGAAGCGGGCGATGATCGCCCCGACCCCCGCCGCTGCAGCGATCCTGGTCTCACCAGCCCCCTGCACGGCCTTGAAGTCGACCTGCTTCATGTCGCCACCGACCACGGTCACATCAGCACCGCCACCGAGATGCAACGTCTTGTAGGCGTTGCCGGGGCCCGCATGGTTGCGGTCGAACAGTTCGACGTACCGCTCGTAATCGGCCGGGCGGACGCCCTTGTCGTACTTCACCACCACGGACAACTGGGCGCCCTTCGAGAAGAACGTCTCCTTGTGGCGCGTCGCCATCGAGTCGGCGTTGATCTCGCGCACCACCGGAGTGATCCACGACATCCCACGCCACTGCGCCTCAGGATCCGGAATCGGCGCGTAGTGCACCACCTGGTCCGGGGTGAGCAGCACCGGCTCTCCCCGACGGCCACCCAACATCGGGTGGTAGATGTACGCGAGGGGTTCCGCCTCGATCGCCCACGCATCAGCGTCGGCATCGCCACGCACCCCGCTCACGATCGTCACCCAGTCCGGCCGCAACTCGCGCAACCGCCGATTCGCGCCGGTGCCGACCACCGTCCCGAACCAGTTCCCGGCGAGCGACACCTTCTGCTCCATCCGGGCCAACAGGTCCCCGGTCGTCCCGTTCGGCCACGGCGTCTCGAGCAACGCCAACTCCGGGGTGCCGAACAACCGGCCCGGCCGGCCGCCCACCAACTCCTGCCACTGGAACCGGGCCTCCGAGAACGGCAACAACCTCGCCTGCACGCACGCGAACACGATCCCGTTCCGCTTGTACGCGTGGGCGACATAGCCCTCGAACGACGCCTCGATCTTCTCGCGGTCGTCACCCACCCAACCCGACCGAAGATCCGGCAGAGACCAGAACGGCGGCTCCGACCATGCCTTCGTCTCAGGCCGAGCGGTCGCCACCTCGGCGGCGACACGATCCAGCAACGCCATCAGTCATCCACCGTCGCAGCGCGCACCTCGCCACCCACGCTCAGACGCGCCCGCACATCAGCGAACCCGACCTTCACCGCGCCAGCAGCGAAAACGCAGCAGAACCACACCAGGCCGGCAACCATCCCGAGCACCCAGAACGGCACCGCCACCACCGTGGCCACCACCCGCATCGGCTTCACAGCGACCGCCTCAGCAGCGACCCGCTCCACGAACTCGCCCATCGGGCCTCCTCACTGCGTCCACGAGAACATCGGGTCACTCACCTCGGCATCGGCACCAACCTCGCCAGCCGCGACCGCATCGCCGAGCGCGTGCACCGCCGATACCGCTGCGCTCAACGCGTCGATCGGCAACGACTCGAGACGGCGCGCCGGACGCCACCAGTGCGCATCAGCCCGACCGATCTTCACCTTGCGGGCGTTCGCCGCATGACGAGCCAACGTCGGCCGCCCGTCGTGACGCAACGTGCCCTCGTCGATCATCGTCGACCACCGCTCACACGCCGGACCGATCCGCTGATCCTGCCGGTGCGGAAACCGCATGAACCCGGCCCCGAACTCGCCGTTCAAGGTGTCGATCTCCGACTGCCAGCCGGCATCGTCGGCGTAACCACGCACCACCCGGAACGTCTCGCACGCCCACCGCACCCGAGCCACCACCTCAGCACGTGGGACCCGCCACGGGCCCTTCACCGGCTGCCCGTCATCACCGTTCGGACGTTCCCACACCTGCAGCTCGAACACGCACCAGTCCGGCCACCTGCACGCATACAACGCCGTCGCATCAGCCGAATCCGAGCCGTCGAACCCGAGAGCGATCACGTCGCCCTCGACCAGGGCGGCGTCGGCGTTACCGAGCGACGCCCACCGCACCAGATCGAGCGCATGTTCCTCCGGGGCGACCACCTGGTTGAAGAAGAACCGGCGCTGCTGCGCCAACCGATCATCCGGCGCCTCGACGATGTCGAGCGTGATCCGGTCCAGATCCACCCAGCCACCACGATCTACCGACGCCGACCCGTACACGGCGTCGAGCTGCTTGCGGACCCACACCGGGTCACGCATCTGCTCATCGTCGACCGGGGCGGCGGCTTCCCTCGTCACGAGCAACACACCTGACCCGCGGCCCTTCGCGACCGCCGCCTCGGACCGTTCAGCGGTCGATCCGACACCAGGGATGTAGGCGTTCGTCAGCTCGATCACCCGGGCGTTGAACTTGGTGGCGTTGCGGTAGATCGTGTCCGCCATCGCCACCCCACCGTTCGAAGGGCGATACAGGTGGGTCTCCTCGAGCGCCGCCCCGCTGATCGGCTGACCCTCACGAGTCCCGGCCTCCGACGTGACCGGCTCGATCAACCCGCCCGACCTGGTGGTCGTCCGCGTCAACCCGAGATCGAGGTAGAAGTCGTCGACCGCGCCGCCTTCGGCGATCATGTCGTAGAACTGCTTGTACAAGTTGTCGGTCTGGTCCAACGCGTTCGCCGCCACCTGCAGCCACGGCCGCGGGTGTGGGCGACCCACCGGCCGCCCCGAAGCGTCCAGGCCGTCGGGCACCACATCACCAACCAGGCCGGCGAACATGATGACCGCACCAATCGGCGACTTCGCCCAACCCTTCGCCATCCTGAGGATCAGCTTCCGGTTGTGCACGTACCGACGCCCGTTCGGTCCGACCGCGAACCAGGCCCACAACACCTCGACCTGCTCATCGGTGAGTCGTAACGGCTCATTCGCACCGAGACCCGACGGCACCCGCAGGTATTCCTCGGCCATGTCGATGATCGGCTCGGCCAACGTCAGCGGCGGATGAGCGAGATCGATCAGCCCGAGCGGCCCGAGCGCCATCAGGACTCCGGCTTCGGTTTCGCTGCCCGTTTCCGGGCCGGCTTCTTCCCGGCAGGCTTCACCGGTTCCGGTGACGGCACCGGCCGCAACCTGGCCGCCAGCCCCGACGTCTGCGACTTCGCCGACTTCGGCCGGGACGGTGGCCGCTCGTCGCGTCGCTCAGCGAGCTCGTCACCAACGATCCGCCAGCGCAGCTTCAACATCGCCGCCGGCGTGAACCCGTGACGATCCTCGATCGCCAGCAACTGCGTGTGGATCGTCACCGGTGCTTCAGGATCACTGATCATCTTCTCGAACAGAATCAACCAACGCCACAGGGAACGCCCGGACGGATCCCAGGCTGTCGCTTGCGGCGTTGCCCACCAGTCGTTCCACGTCTGCGTCGTGACCTCCGACCAATCCCGCCACTCTGGTAGCGGCGGGGGCGGCTCTGTTCTGCCTTCGGCAGGCAGCAGCACCCAGTCGAAGGTCGACTTGTGGTTCCTGGCGCGGGCCGAGTTTGGCTTGGGAGCCGGTCCGTTGCCTGCCATCAGGTCACCACCTTGGATCCGAGCTTCACCCCCTTGCGAACGTTGCATCGGAGGTGCGCCGCCTGGACGTTGTCGATTGCGTGCTCCCCGCCACGCGCAAGCGGCATGACGTGATCAAGTGAGAGCGAGTCTGGGTCCGGATACTTCAGCAACCGGTCAATGGGCATCTGGCAGATTCCGCACGACCAGTTGCACCGATCAGCCACACCGATGGGGTCGATGTAACTTCCTCCGCCTGTCTTCTTGCGAATGTTGCGGAGCTGGCCTTTCCGTCGACGCTCTGCTTGCGCTGGCTCTGAGAGATACCGGCAGCGGGAGCTGCAATAGATCTGGAGGCTGTTGAAGGCAACGAAGTCGGCAGCGCAGACAGCACATGTTCTCGTCGGCGGCACCCAGTTGCGCCGAAGTCTGGCCACATCAAGGCATCTCGGTGAGCAGTGCTCGATGGAGCGTTTGCCGCCGGCTGTGACGTACAGATTCGAGCAGATCTTGCACACGATCGTGACCGTTCGCCTGCCGAGCACAACAGGGGTGCGATGCCAGAAGAGCCGACACGCCTCTGAGCAAACCGCTCGCCTGCGCCCCGGGATCGGCTCGCCGCAGCTTCGACAAGGTCCCACGATCACCCCCGCTGAGCAGGTCTTACGCCCGAAAACTCCAGACTTGTCGGGAGTGCGAGAGACC